AATAGACGCATTCTCCTGCTGCATAGAGGACATTTGTAGATTCTTGACGTAGTTCTCAAACAAAGCAGCAAACAACTGATCCTGCTGCATGGCAGCCTGCGCCTTGGGATTCTTAGAGATGTTGTCTTGAACCATTTGCAGCTTCATCTTAGCTGCTGGATCGTTCTCGGTGTAGAGAGGTTCAGCACCCAACATCATCAAGCCAATGTCAGACTGTACCTGCCTGTACATCTGCTCAGATGCACGTCCTTGATCGATAATAAGGTCAGCTGCTGTCTCTGGAGCGATTGCCTCAATGAACATGCGTACCAGCCTGTTCCGATCAACCACACCACCTGCATCCATCGGCACTACAAACTTGCTGATGTTGGCCAACTTCTCAGCAACAAAGTCAGTAGACAATTCTCGCACGTCAAACTTCACGTTGATGTCGAAAGCTGACTCAATGTCAGTCCGGTTCTGAGGCAGAGGCACGCCAGTGATACGCTCAATCTCCTCGGCTGGCATGTATTGCAAGCAAAGCGCGAACATCTGACGAAACACAGTTGCCCAAGTGTTGAGCCATGCATTCACACGGACCTGCTGAAGCATCTGGGCCTTAACGGGAGGCACAGACGGGTGGTTTAACCCGTAGTAGTTGGCAACATTCGCCTCCACACGCTCGATCAGGCTGAAAGACGTCTGAGGGGCGCGAGTTGGCGGATCCATGAAGGTGTAATCGTCGGGACGTGTAACCGGAAGCGGTACACCGGGGCCAATCTTGGTTGGCTGCCCAACACGCTTAACAACACGGATGGGAGGCAGCGTTTCAAATGCCGTTCTATCGCGCAGAGAATCGTGCTGTGCTTTGATTTCGTCCTGATCGGTAGAGACTACTTCGGGAACTCCTCGCGAGTCTGCTACGGCCCTTTTTGTGCGTTCTAGGCGGAACTCAACGAAGGGATACTCTCCGTGTGCGTAGTCCAGAAGCTCATGGATGGCGTACTGAGGAATGTCGGCCTTGCTTGCTGCCATCGTGGGGCAGAAAACGGTGTAGTAGATGCAGGGTTTACCATCGTCCAGGCTCCGAGTGTAGGCGTAGACCACCTCAATCAGGTTCTTCCGGTCAATCTCACGGTAAGCCAGCGATGTTGAGGCTGTTTCAAAGCCGATTAGGTTGTCTGTGCTGTATGAATTACCCGACTTAACAGCATTCTCTACCCACTCAGCATCCCATCCAGCAGTTTCGATCTTCTCGCGCAATTCAACCTCTGTGTGCCAGCAACGCCGGAAGATTACACGAGCGTTTTGAAGGTCAATAGTCTCTGGAGGGAATGCAATCTCGTCCCAAGGCTTAAGTGCCAGCACTAATGGTAGGTTTTTGGACACATACTCCTGCTCATACGAGCCAGATCCAGTCTCACGAAGGTCACGAACCAGCTCTTTTGCGTCAGAAAGCTCTAAATCAGGGATGATGCCCTGAAAAATGGTTGCAGCTTGGTCTTCTGACTCGGGATTAGACACCAATTCTGGCAACTGAGCCAGCAAACTTCCCGGTTCAAACCGCTGGGAGTTGATTGCGAACTCTTCAAACGTGAATTTCTGCTTACGAAGACCTAATCTTTGCTCCCAACCAGTGAACATTACCACCCATCCGTACTGAGTGGCGTACTGAGCAGCCAATTCAGCCTCACGCAGCAGTTCCCGTTGCAACTTGTTGTCCCTAACCCACTTGAGAAGCGTTGTTGCTGCACCAGAAATTGGCAAATCATTGATCTCAGTTGCTGAGCCACGGATGTCTGCCCTAGAGAATGTTGCTAAAAGCAGTGCTGAAAGCTCGTTACAGACAGAATCAGCCAGCCTGCACCGGACATCACTAGCACCTTCAAATGGAAATGCTGGATCACCATTGTCTCGGTAGTCAGAATGCTTCTTGCCATCGTCAGTTTGTCCCGACCAACGAGCAAAGCGAATGTCATCTAGCCCATTTACACGGGCTCCATCCAGTCCAGTCCAACAAGCCCTACGCCATTCGTCCAAAAGGACGTTGATGTCGGGTTCGTCAGCAAACATTGCTAGTTGGTCAACACTCTCTTCTTTCATTCAAAATCCTTTCAACATCTAACGACAGGTATCTTCTATGCCCACCGGGTGTAGTCACAAAGGGTAATACACCATCCCTAACCAATTTTAGCAGGGTTGGACGTGAAATACCCAAAGTCTTACAAGCCAGCTTAGGGCTTAGCAGCCAAGGATCTATGTCCTCTTCAACCTCACACTCGTCAATAGCTTCCATGCTTGACTGTGATCATGTTTGCAAACCCACCAGACCGCTGGTACTTCGGTCCCATCACGCAAATGTACCCCAAACAGTCGATAGGATCTTTGGACGCACCCTTCTGCCCATCTACCCCGGTCCACTCCCTCAAAGAGTAAATCAGGTTAGAACACCGATCAGATACAAAAAGTCGCGGAGTATTTTCAGCACTAATCTCTTCAGCCTTATTAAAGGAAAGCAAGTCATTGATTAATAAGACCCGTTCATCAACCAAAACACCCACTGAAGGTACGAAGGTGAGTCCAGACTCATCCAGTAGGTCCAGAAGCGTTACACCGCCCTCCTTGGAGGCTGTAGGGGTGCCAGCGGCTCTAGGGTCAATGTACCTCTCCTCAATCTCCTCGTCACACTCCAAGTCAGTAATCAACTGACAGTAATCAGCTACACCCCTACCAGCCCCAGCCCGTTGAGCGGGACCGGGCTTGCCATCTGGGCGTTCTGAAGGAAGAGACCATTCTCCGTAAGTGTCATCCGGCCATTCCCGGTAGATGTATAGTTTTCCATCCGGGGTTGCTCTAGCCCACAGCATGAACCAGTTTCTTGCCCCCGCTGGATCAACAACCATGAAGTTTGTCCCTTCGGTTGGAATCTTATCGTGTGGAACGATGGAATGTTCATTGAAGTTCGGGAACTGGCTTCCAGCAGTTGTTTCAGCCCAACCATATGCACGAATTTTGATGTCATAACTACTCCTTCCTTTTAGTGTTCTCTCCATCGTCTCGAAAGACGAGAAGGGGTTCATCTTTGTGTGATACCAGACAATGCCAGCACGTCCCGCCCTAGCGTCTGCCTTGAAAGGCATATGGCCCATTGGAACCCCGGCTACGTTCTGCCCCGGTAACAAGTCTGACTTGAGCCAGTCGGTAAACCTACATCCAGCCACATACTCCTTCACCACTTGGGTGTAACCAAGGATCGGGGTGAATGTGAGCAGCAGCTTACCCTGTCGGGTCACCAGACGATACCTAAGCGTCTCCAACCAGTCTTGAGGCACAAGCTCATCACACCAGATTAGATCCGGTTCACCACCCTCGATAACCTGTTTATCCTGAGCATAGTTCAGGAACCAAACCTGATTCGTATCATATACCCCAGTGTTGTCAGAAAACCCGTTCTTCTGACTGTACGAAAGGTTGGTATACTTGCTCTTCCTGGCGTTCCTAAGCTCTTTAGGTAGGTACTTGTAGACCACATTCTGCTGGAATGCGATGGACGACTGGTTCGTTGTATGAAGACACCAGATCTTTAATCCTCTCCTTTGACACCTATCCCTCATCCACTGTGGCCAAGGTACTTCTCCCCTCTCGTAACCAACCAACATCTGGGCAACACGACGAGCAGCCCATTCGGTCTTTCCACTGCGGTTGCCACCCAATACCAACACTTCGTCCCGGTCATTCAATACCCCGTCAGCAGCCTTCCAGTGATCCGGTTCATGGGCATAACGAAAGGGGTCATCCAGTTCAGCAGCTACCCGGACATCCCGGTTGGTTAACCTCCTGCCAATCTCGTCAGCACCCAGCTTAGCAACCGCTTTCCTCAACCACTCCTCAGTAGGAGTCTCGATAATCGGATGCGGGATACACTTGTGAGCAAGAACCTTTTCTAAGGTCCAGCCAAGTGGATTCTCTACCTGCTGCTCTTCCATTACAGGTGGGTATGAGCGTGGGTAATTAGGGTAGAAACAGCCAGATCAAATTGGAAGTACATCTCATCCTCAGTCACAGCCGATGTGAACAACGGCAAAGATCCGTAGTCTTCCAACTCAATCCTCACCTCAAGAGCATCATCCCGAGCAACCTCCATATCATCCTCATCAAACTCTAAGCCCTTCATTAAAGACGCATGAGTAACCTTAACCAAGTTGAGGTGATCCACATCCTGCAAAAAGGACACCATCCACTCCAACAGCATAGCACCCTGCGGTGTAATATCACCCTGTAGCTCGTATTCCAACAAAGCAAGGTTAGGGAACTTCTGTTCAAGTAGGTCAGCAATTCTCATTCGTCTCATGCTCATAAAGGTCTCCAAGCCATCCACTTGCCATCAACAGACCGAAACACTACCCGCTCACCAGTGCGCACACTCTCGGGCCGTATAACCCCAAGAAAAGCCTCGCCAGCATCATCCTGAAAGTACCTAAGCCTCTGGTTAGCCAGCCGAATACCCAAAGCAACACCCTCACGAAACGGAGGCTCACCAACAACAACAACCTCATGCAACTCAGCCTCACTGACACGCAGCTTGCCTAAGACAATTCTAAGCATTTCTAACGGAACATGAGTAGAATCAGCTAGAAATGGGAACCACCTGACAAGCGTGTTGATGCTGATCCCAAGCGATTCACTCAGACTGAGTAGGCTTATCCCAGCAACACGCTGAGTACCCACTGGATCACCAGAATCGGAACCATCAACACCAGCGTGACCAGAACAACCAGTGACACCAAGTAATGTAGTGTCGCTCCCGTTAGGTAGATCAGATCCAAGATGCTTTTCATAGGCAACAACACTGTCATGCCCAGAAACAACAGCACAAGCTGAATCGATAGGACACACCACACGACCACACACAACCTCACAGCGGGCATCCTCGGGGCATAAAGGGCTAGCACACGGTATACACTGCTCACTAGAGGGCTTTTGTGGCAAAAATTGTGAGGGGGGGGAAGCAACGATATTTTCTTTCGCATCCCGAGCTTCGACCCCCTCCCCCCCTACCTGCTTCACCTCGCTTTCAGCCGGGGCACCTTCCTTAGCCACCCTCTTCCCTCTCGACTTACCCTTTGGCCAGCCCTTCTTTTTTAACCTAACCTTTCGTTGCTTCATTGAGCTTTAACCTCAGGATTGAGGGGTTTGATTTAACATGACGTGTATTGTCTGTAGTTATGGTCAGTGCAGAAAACGGACAATCAAACGTCAATTACATCCCCAGATAGGGCGGAGCGAGCATCGTTTGAGGATAAAACGTGACGGTGCTCAACTACTTGGGTTGATTGACCAGAGAGGGCGAGGAATTTATCGATGGCTACCCCCACAGTGATGGCTAGAGCACCCGCTGGAATCTCTTCAATCCGCTTGTCTATCTGCTCTATCCCCTTTGACGCTATGTTGAGTAGCTTAGCAGGCAGTCTACTTTGGTAGTATGCGCTGGCAAACCTAGGGTTATCGCTCAATTCCTGGTCACGGACCGACTCGACAGTGTGGTGAGATACCCCGAACTTCTCCGCCGTTTTGACTAGCCCGTGTCCCTGAGTGAGCGCCTCTAGTATGGCCAGCCTTTTGTTCTCCGGCATTTGCGCCAGTGTGAACCTGTTTTTTTGACCACTCGTCTCCAGTGTATCCTCATCCGCCATGCCATCCCTCCTAGCTATCCAACAATGCCAGCGTCAAGAAACCTGACAAAACATGAAAAGCCCCCTCGGTAAACCGCTCGTGATCTAGGCAACAAAAAACCCCCGCCCGATTAAGGGCGAGGGTTGGCCTTGCTTTGTGTTTGATTAGCCTATCTGGCTCCAAATCGCATTAAACAATTGGTCGGTAATAGTCTCAGCGTCCCCATCTGGACCATCCTCATGGCAACCCTCGCCATACCCATCCCTGTTCCACAGGGTTGAGATTGAGTATCCCGACTCATGCTGTGCGGTCACAAAAACCCTGTCGCCAGAGATTTGCGATACATCCACACTAGTCCATCCCGATGGTGGTTTGATTGTCTTTTGCATATGCTTTGTGTTTGTTTTACTTCGCAAGCCTATCTAACTCCCTCTCGGCAGCATGCCTTTGATGCTCTGGCAGTCTCCTGATAAGGCTCTTGTACTCTCCTAGCCCATACCAGTGTGAGTCTCCAAATACCGCCTCACATAGAAGGTGTGAGTGATCGGGTGCGGCAGCTAGTGGGTAGAATTCCATCGCATCCCCTATACCAGCCCACACTATCGGCCCCTGTTTCAGCATTGCCTTTGCCTCCTCTGGCAGGTCTCCATCCCAATCGTCCTCGGACTCAAATCGATACCAGCTCACGTCATCCGCCTTATTTGAGCTAAGTAAAAAGCAAAACAACTCCCCAAAATCCGAAAAGGGTCCGTAGGCCTCTGGATCGTATCTGTGCGGGATTACCACCGCGTACATGGGTTCTACTAGCATAGTGTTTTCCCTCCTTTACTGATTCCGCACCACCACTCCCTCGCTAGTCTGGCCGATTAGCATCCCTTCATCCTGCAGCCATTCCATGATTTCATCCTCATCTTTACCCTCTAAATCCGGGTAATCACCCACAAGCTCCTCAAGTGAGGCGAACTCGTGGAAATCGCAACGGATTGAGACAACGTCAAACTCAATCTCTTGTGATGGGTCATGCTCCAGCCATTCGCGTTCCATTTCCTCCAGATATTGCACGATGATTTCCGCCCCCTCATAAGACCATGAGGCTGCCTTATCGGATAATAACAGGTTTACCGCGTAGTTTGTGCTAAGTGTGATTTTCATTTGTGTGTTCTTTCATTTCTTACTTGTTTTCTTTGTTTACCAAACTATCTACAACCCTACCCGGCGCAATGCCGAGCTGGTTTGATAGTTCCCTGAGTCTCATCGCCGTTTTAGGGTGCAATATGAGGATTGCCTTAACCCGTTGTTGTTCCGGTCTAAGGGGTTTGCGCCCCGATCCGTATCCGCCCACGTTACGCGCCCTCCTCTTGGTTGTATGCGTCCACGCACTGGCCGCAATTTGCGCAGTAATTACCGCCCTCCCATAGTACATCGACAGCATCTATCCGATACCCATCCCTGTAGCTGTACATGGTTGACCTCGCGTATGCTCCCCAATCATCGCGCACGCAATCCATGCAAGCCGCCGCTCCGTCTGATGTAATCGCGCTCAATGGGTATCCTCCCGGCCATGCGTAGGGCTGGCGGACCGCTTGTTTTAGCCACGATATGTTTCTGCGTTTCATCGCGCATCCCTCGCTTCCAGCAGCATCCCCTGAGTTAGTTGTGATTCCGACACAACCCTAAGGTCAGGTCGACCGCTCTCATTATGGCTCAGGTGGTAGACTCTATTTTCCATATCTTTAATCGCCTCCTTCGCCTCTGCATGAGAGGCAAAAACAACCGCATCAAAACATAAGTGCCACTTTGTCCGGTGTTTCCCGTAAAAGTATTTTCTTCTGGCGATGTAGTATCTCATTTCCCACCTCCAATCTCCAGCATTAGCTGGCTTGATAAAAAAGCCCTGTGTCTAATATAGCAATCAGCGCATCGACCATTTTTGGCGTCAATGAATATTGACTTGGCTTGTTTCCAAGTCATGCCCCGCTCTTTGAGTGAGGGTGTGAATGTGTGGGTTTTGCCACACGCAATACAGTGTTTGTTTTCATAGAGCAGCGATTGCTACGGAGAAGGCGCTGATCCCGGCCAGCAACCCGGCCAATGCCAGCGCGCTGGTGGCGAGGTCCAGAAGTCGGCAAATCCGGTTGTGTCGGATGGTGCGATTATGCTCCGCCAGCATGGCAGAGACTAAGCGGGGTTGTTTGGGCAAGAATCGCCCCGTGTGGGGGCATCGTTTGGGGCTCATTCATCACCCCCTTCCGCGGGGCAAAAATCGAACTCCACCGCCGGGTGGTACTCCCCAAACGCCCTTTTATGGCGGATAGAGAATCCAACCAAGTCACCTTCCACCAAGAAGGGGAGGTCTTCCCCTTCCTTAAACTCTGGGGGCATGGTGCCCCAAAAATGGGAGTGCCCAGAGGGGCGGAGGCCCCAGCTTGCGAGTAGGGCTGCCCATTCTGCCCTAGAAAGGTTTTTCATAGTGTTTTTTTAGACTGCTACGTTTTCAAGTTTCCCAATCCAAGAAAGCCAAAAATCCAACGGCTTGAAGTCAGCCGGATCCGGCGCAAATCGGGGTGATTGCACCCCATTTTCGTCAATGCTCCGCCACATTACAGCCACTGTGCCGTAATCTCC